CTTTCAGTCTTAGCCTTCGACTCTTCCAACTCTCGGGCTTTCTTTTCATCGGCCGTGAAAACGCGTGGCGGAAGTGGACTGTCGGCCCAGCGATGAGCGTTGAGCCAGGTGGAAGCGTGCGCCGTAAAAGACGGATGGCGGTTTGGATCATCGGCGTAGCGAATTGCACCCGCAAGGATTTCATCGGCCGACTCAATCTTGATTGCTTTGACCCAGGCTTTCAGCGCAGCGGCTTTGCCCACCTTGATCGGGTAATACTTCCAAAACAAATCGAACTCGGGTGTTTCATCGGATGGTTTATTAGGGTGGTTCATGGGGCGTGATTGTCGCCCCGTGGGTGTCGCCAAAGTCGCCCCGTTGATGTCGTCAAAGTCGCCCCGATCCTCGCGGGTAGACTCTGTGTCGCCCCGTAATCTTTTGATGTTGATCGTGTAGCGATGCGGTCTGCGATCCTCGCGGCAGTTGGCGCTGCCCCCAGCACCTTTCTCCATCCATAAATATCCAGCCGCCACCAGGCTATTTACCGCCCTTTGAACGGTCCTGATGGAGATGCTGGCCTTAGTTGCGATCGTGGCTTGAGAAGGCCAGGCTTCGGTTCCGTCATCAGAGGCGTGGTCGGCGATGATCAACAACACCATTTTTTCGACCGTAGGTAAATCTGCCCGCCAACATTCCGACATCAACCGAATGCTCATACACCTTCCTCACTTCCTCGTAAGTAATTCCGTACATCTTTAAGGCTTCCAGCGCTCGGCGCAACTGGATGGGGTATTTCTCGGGATCGCCCATGGATCGCCGCTCAAGGCTGGTCAACCCTCCCCACACCCCATAGTCCTCGTTGCCAAAGGCGTATGCCAGGCAGTCCTTTTGGATCGGGCAACGACCGCAGATGGATCGGACTGCGTTGATGTATTGATAAGCGGTCGAGTTGCGCTCCTCCTCGACCCGATAAAACAACTCGGTGTCGACTTCTAAGCATTCGGCTTTATCCCAATCTACCTGTTTGTACTCGGGCATCCGACCTCTCCTGTTGGATCGTAAAAGTCGCAGTAAGCGGCGCAAAATCCCAGGTTCTCGGTCGGTTCGGGTTTTGGTCCATCCTCGGCAGCGATCTTTTTGACTTCATCTAGCCACATCAATCCTTCCAAGGCCAGGGCCTCATCATACGGCTCAACATGAGCGCGGATTTCACTCATGATCCCATCGCGTGGGATAGCCACCAGGGACACATATTTGACCTCGTGTCCGTTCTTGGCAAGCAGGTATCCATAAACCTGGACCTGCATTCTCTGCTGCATCTTGGGGAAGTAACGCAGCGACTTCTTTTTGGTTGTTTTCCAATCCACAACCATACCCAGGTCCTTTATGTACAGATCAACATGGCCCTTTAGGTCGCCAAAGGTAACCTGTTGTTCGATGATGAAGTTGTCGCCAAAAGGGTCCTCGCGCTTGATCGACTCGGCGATCCCAGCGTGAATAAAAGTTCCCATGATCGAGGCCAGCGACTCCGTGTCGGTGTTAATCTTGGGGGTTTGTTTCAGGATGTGATAAACCTGTCGGCGACATCCACCGATACTTGAAGGCCCAACTTCCACCTGTTGCGAACGATCGCGCTGCGAGTCGTAGGCTTCCAGGGATTTGATAAGCATCCCTTGTAAATCAATCATCGTCTTGACCTTCCTGTTTGTCTTGCACTTGTTTCATAAACGCTTCAAAAGCGCTTAATACCTCTGCGGGTGTTTTGTAGACCTTGCTGTTTTCAGCGATCCGTTCAGCCATTTTCCAGTCGTTTGGATCAATGGTCATGACAACTCCATGCTGGATCGGACTGAAGCAGACATTGATCGGGCAATCTCCACCTGGGTTTTCAACCGCTGCACATTTGCGCGTGCGGCTTTTACCTGGGCTTCCATGGTTGCCATCTTAAAATGCTGGTCGGCATTTTCAATAATTGCCATGTCCTCGCGCTCGCCAACCGTGTAATTCTTTCCAGTCGGCGATGACTTGCTGGCCAAAGAAATGCGTGTGCGTGCCATCGCTATTTCATACTCGGCGGTTGTCTGATGGAACTCGCGCTCTGTATCAACCAAACCCTGGTGCGCTTCATCTACTTCTTTGGATAAAGCGTAAAGGCGCGACTCAATTTGCTGAGGTGTCACCACTTGGGTCATCATCGCCCGCCTCCTTTACAAGTGTTAGTCCTGAGTTCTTTTGACGCTCTTCCAACTCAATCACCTTCTTGGCATCGTTAGTCAGGTTGAACGGATCAGGAACCAACTGAAAGCCAGCCCGATCCATCGCCTCGGCCAAAGTTTCTGCAAAGATGCCATCCAACTCGGCGGCAACCGCCCTGATCCCTAACTTGTTCATGTGAACCGACACTACAAAGCCAGCGCTCGGTTCAAACTTCTTAGTTTTATCGCTCATCACACATCTCCTTTTCCAGCGTCATAACCCGCGTCAAATGCCATGCGCAGGTTGTAGTTGTCTTTATAAGGCTCGATCTTGTTCCACCAATCCCAAAACGCCTGTTCTTTTTCACTCATAATTCGCCTCCACAATGCTTACAACTTTTGATTTTACGAACTGAGGTCTTGCGACCGTTGACCGAATTTAACCCGATGTAGACGGCACATTTGCCACGCCGCTCCGTAAGCCGTTCAATCAATCCTTCTTTGTGCAGAACAGAAAGAACACCCGAGGCTTGGCCGTGATGCCAGCCTGTTTCATCGGCCAGTTCTTTCCAGGTCATTCCATAAGTTTTAGATGCATTGATCAATCGCAAAGTGACATTTTGGCGGCCCTTTGTAGTTCCATCGGTGTCATCTTGAACTGCACGATCCTGGCTGGTTTGTGATCCCGACCAGCCTGAAGTGCCAGCGTATGGAGTGAGGGGGAGTTCCAAGTCCCCCATCACAACTTTGAAGTTGCTCATTAAGCGCTCAACTCCGCAACGCGTGCATTGATTACATCCTTGAGAGTGGTTCCTTTTACTGGCGCGTCAATGATCTCGGCGCTTCCAGTCCACAACTCACGCAACTTCTCTTTGTCACTCATCGCAGCAACCGTCTCAATGGCTGCCTCGGCAAGTTTCAACTGATCATCGGTCCAGGAGAGTTTCTTGACTGGTGCTTTGCGTGGTTCTGCTTTGTAGCGCTCGACCTTTTGCATCTCTTCTTGAGATGGGCGCTTGCCAACTGGTGCGCCAAGGCAAAGAACGGAGTTGCTTATGCAGCGGCCAATCGCGGAAGTTTCGCAGTTCTCGAGGGCCGATGTTTTATTTACAAACCCAGCGCCCACGATCTCCTCGGCATAGCCTGTTGAGTGCGGGGTGTTGTCTTTTGGATCAAGATACAAGAATGTCTTACAGATGAAGCGGCGCTCATCCTGGTAGATCAGTTCTGTAAGCAATCGTGCTGTTGGGTATTTTTCGTATAGACGGCGGAGACGCGCTTCGACCGTTTCGTAATCCTCAAGGCTGTATTTCTCGGCCATGAGCCTTCCTTTCTGTAGGGGGGCTTTCGCCCTTGTAAGGCATACCTTGGCACACGCCACCGACAATTGGAAGGACCCTGGATCGGGCGTGGCGGATACATTACAGGCGTGATTACAGGCATAATTTCAGCAAGGGGGTCCACCATGGCTTATTCACAAATATCCATCCGTCTAGGCGGCCTTGCCGTTGAATTGGGAACCGAGGCCCAATATCCCGACATGGTTACCGATCTAACTAGCCGTTGCCTTTCCACCTTCAAAGAAGCAATGGATAAAGCAAAAGATAATGGCATCGACATTGCAGACATGAGATTGATCACCAGCGATTATGGTGATGATTATGAGGATGATTGATGTGCAAAGAATGTGGACAATGTTCTAAGGAACATTCCTACTCTGTTGATGACGCTGTGGATGCGGCAGAAGCCTCAATCTAACCAAACCTTGTAGGCAGCGGTCACTCGACCCTTTACTGGATCAATGAAGTGCAGCCGCTGAGATGGAGTTGCGCTGGCCGCAAGCATCACACCTGCATAACGATTGTCGGACTCCGTTGAGCCTGTTTGATACACCGCTCCGAGTCCGTTAGCCATCGACCACTCCGCGTGCGTGTGATAGTGGCCAATATAAACATCTCTGAACTCCCAAGGGTAAGAACCCGAGCGCCACTTGTTTGCGTGTTGAACTATTGCCCCAGGGGAAGCGAAACCGTTGCGGCCAACTTCATCTCCGTGGATCAACAGCGCTCGGTAGTTGCCAATCTCGATGCGTTGAATATCCTCAGGACAGTCCTGCCACACCAGGCGTTTTTCTCCCTGAAGCAACTGATGGGCCAACTCGTAGCACATACGGTCGAAGTTATCGGATCGCGGAACATTGTCGCGCTTTGATCCGATCCGACCATGGTTTCCCCACTCGGGAACCACGGTGACCTTTTCATAATTAGCCAGGGCAAACCTGACCACATCCACACAAAGTCGTGAAACATTTACATATTGCTCGAATAGGGTGCTATCAATCTCGAAAGCCTGGCTTGGAAAGTTGAACAAGCCTTCAACCATGTCCCCGCCAAAAGCAATGGTTACTTCTTTTACAGGGTGATCAGCGCGTTGAATGTCGGTGATCCTGACGGCTTTCTCTGCAAATTCCATCACGCGTCTGCGCATAATCTGAGAGTTATAACTGACGGTTCGTTTGGCTCCTTGCCAATCCGTCATGTGCCAAAGCGCAACTTCACCTTTTGCTTTGCGTTTATCAATAGCCACAGTTGGAACTGGTGGTATTTTGCCAAAGGTGAGCATTGCATCGTAGGCCGCCTGGCGTGTAGCAAAGACCAGGTCCTCATTGCGTTCTTTTGATTGTTTCAGTTGTTTCTGCAAACGCAGCATCGCTTGCCGTAATTCTTTTACATCCTTGGACTCTACGCCTTCAGGCATCTCATCAAATTGATCTTTAAGACTCATCGAGAGCGATCCGTTTCCCGAGTTCCGAATAGCCCGCTTTGTCCTGCCATGAGTCCTCATGCATCGGATTGATCGCGCAACGAATGGTCTTGAGGAAGTCCATCATTAGCGCTACTTGATAAGGAGGAATGTCCTCAATGTTTAGAATAGCGCCCCAGCCTCGGCCAACAGCCGTGAAGTTATCAACAGCCTTGCCATACATTCTGCCGCGTTCGTTTAGAAGGGCATCTATTCTTTCGGACATCTGCATGTGCCGTTTCTATGAAGTCGGATCGTGTCGGAACTGCACTTATGTCCATCCGCACGCAGGGCTTGAACGATGAGGTTTGTAGGGTAGTTCTTGGCCCATGCATCATCGAGAGCCTTCTGATCCTCTTTGCTTAGAGTTTTATACAACTCCTGATACGCACAATATGGTGATCCACGCCGAACAGTTCGTTTAGACAAGATTTCTATGAATTTATCATTCAACATAATGATGCCTCCTTGAGCCTAAAGGGTACCTTAACAGTTTACAAAGAGAAAGCACCCGACCTCGGGAGAGTGTCGGGTGCAATTCGCTGCGTGTTACTTGGTTTTCTTTTTAGACTTTTTGGCGAGCGCCTTGATCTCAACATCGACCGCGTCAGCAATGAAGCCAAACGCTGGGTCCTTTGGATTAATTGCGCGGATCGCTGGGCCAGCAACTGCGGCTAGACCTGCAATAAGGATGGCTTTCAGATCGGTTTCCCCTGCTGAGTAGACGGCAATTGCCGCAACCACAAAGGATCGTGCGTATGACTCAAGTGCTGCTTTTAACTTTGCGTTCATTTGGTCTCCTTGAACTTTGGTTTACCGAAGCCCACGATTGCTACAGGCTGCGATTTGACTAATTTACTGCCGTTCTTTTTCTTATAAGCGCGAACCTTCAAGCAGCATTCGCCGCCGTTTCTTTGGTTGCCTTTCTTATCAGGGCTGGTATTTCCCTCAACGCAAGTGATCGTGCCGTTGCCATTGTCTTTTACAACAATACCCACATGCGAAATGCGGTCGATCCCATCGTTAGGGAAGTCAAAGAAAACAATGTCGCCAGGTAGTGGGGTTGCTTCCTCGGCCGCTTGCCATAGGCCTTTATCTAAGAACACCTTTGCTCCTGCTTGCGTAGACACGCAGTTAGGGATCTTGAGACCCACCTGGTTTGCGCACCACATTACAAACGATCCGCACCAAGGTAAGAAGTTGGCTTTTGTGAAAGCGCCATACTTGGTTTCGTTATCTTTTGGCCCTTCAATCGTGCCGACTTCCTTCAGCGCAACTTCTACAAACTCATCGCGTTGGCTCATCGATTTCGCCCTCCTTTGGCTTCGGTTTAGATTTTAGCCCATTTGCACTCAAGATGCCTGAAAGGGTGCCAGTTAAAAACACGCAAAGAGTGGAGACTAGATCTATAAACGCAGCATCATTGGGGGCCTGGGCCATAGGTTGCGTCACAAATACCAACGCATAAAGCATCGCAAAGACCGATCCTGCAAATACCAAAGCAAGCAGGATGCCAATAGTCACGATCAAGCGAGCGTGCAGTTCCTCAGGTGTGAGCCTTTTTCTAGCCATTGGTTTCCACATTCGGTAAAAGGTCCTTAGTGCATTGGCCGATCGCTTCGCATTGAGGTGGGTTGCATTCAG